AGATAATCCTCCTGATATTCCTCGTAAGAATGCACCCATTCCTTTTCCAAGACCACCCAATGCACTACCAATACCTTTTGATATAGAAGATATCAAACCTCCAATACCACTACCAATAGATTTCATTGCACCACCCATACCAGCTGCGATAGATTTAATTGCTCCACCTAATCCCTGACCGATTGATTTGATACCATTACCCATTGTTTTTAAGAAACCACCACTTGAACTAGCGGTTTGAGTTACAGTTTTTGCCACACCACCAAACGCACCCCTCATTAATCCAATTCCCTTAACAAGACCCATGATTAATCCTATTGCGAATTTTAGTGCAACAAATCCACCAACTACATATACAAGAGTTTTACCAAATTTAGATGCCTTTGTTTCAATTTCAGATATCTTGTTACCAGCTTCATCTACTTTTGTAGCATTATCTCCACCAAACATATCACCGAAGAATTCTGTAATTTTTAAGAATATTGGCTTTAAAGTAGAATATACTGATTTGAATCCAGAAATAATACCATTAACAAGTGCCATTATCATTTTTTTGTTAACAGGGTCTGTTAAGAAACCAACTGCTGATTGAGCCATTGGTACAAATAATTTACCTATTGATAAACTTATAGATTCTAAACTTCGTTTTAATCCTTCCATTGCGGTAGTACGTTGATTTTCTACCTTTTTCTGTTCAAGAGCAGCTTTGATATCTTTTTTACTCATTTTAGAGATATCTTTACCCTTGTTAATCATCTCTTGAGCTGCTGCTAATTCTTCACCCTTTAAGCTACCAAACTTTTTCTGTAATCTTTGTTGGTTAATCATATCACCAATTGGCATACCAGCTGCTTTTGCTAGAGCTTCTTGTTGATAATAATTCATTTTCGATAAATCACCAAGTTTACTTACTTCTTTTATCGTAGCTTGTTGAGCTCCAACGATATCACCTTGTGCTGCAAGTTGCCTTGCTTGATTAAAGTTTATATTAGTACCTAAAATTGCACTTGCTTCTAATTCGTTATTAATAGATGATTCGAAGTCAAGTAATCCCTTAGAAACACCCGCTGCTTGTTTAATAGATGTACCTAGTTTAGCTGCTTGTATTGCTGCTTTTTGTAATGTTTGAGGTGAACCTTTGAAGAATGTATAAACTTCTTCAGAACTCTCAGCCATATCCTTTAAAACTTTATTTGCAGGTACACCTGCTAAAGTTGCAGCTTCAACGGTTGTATTAACCATCATTTGTGCTAAATCTTCTGAATGTCCGAATGCATTTTGGAATAGTTTATTTACACCCCCAATAGCATCCATACTTAATCCAAGACCAGCCGCTAATTTAGTTGCATTAACTAATACTCCCTTACTAAGATTTTCAACTCCACCAAACGCATTCATCATTTGTCCTGCTAACTTAGCTCCTTCTGCTAAATCACCCGTCATACCAAATGTAGCTCCAGCAGCTGAATTTACCTTAGATTCCAATCCATCCATTGAACCTCTAAGTAATCCTGTTTCTTCTCGGAATGCGATTGTGGCTTTACCCATCTTCTCCATAGCGGAGATTCCCATGGCTAATGCACCAAGAATTCCAACAATAGCACCCATTGCAATAACTTTCATTATTCCAAATCCACTTCCAGATTTTTTAAGTGCATTTTGTAATCCACCCAATGATGTTCCTGTTTCTGATAATCCCTTTCTGAAGTTTACAGTAAAGTTAGTGGCTGCTTTTCCTAATTTATCCTTTATACTAGAAGATGCTTTACTTGCCATACTACTAATCAGACCACCTAAAACAGGTACACTACCCATTTTACTTACCATATTATCTAATCCAGAACCAATTGATTTTGCAAATTCTTGAGCTTTTGAATTTACTTGTTCCGTTGCTTGAAGATGAGATTCCTCTACTCTAAGTGCCTCAATTGCAGTATCTAATGAATCTTGTTTCGCATCACCAATTGCTTTATTTTTACCGAAATATGAAGAAGCTATTTTATCCTTCTCATATTCCATCATTTGGATTTGCTTTGTGATATCAGCTGATGAAGATAATCCACTTATCTGTGATGATAAGTCATTATTAAACTCTTTCATTTTCTGCCCAAGTTCAGTACGATAATCTACTTGAGAGTTTATATCATCAGTAATCTGAGACGATAAAGATGCAGTCATCTTTAAGGCAGCTTGATATTCCTGTTCAAGTTTAATTCGTGCTTTTTGTGCTTTTAATGATTCAGCCATCTAATATCCCCTATTATTTTTTAGCATCCAAGAATTGTTGCCAACTCTTTGGAACTGGCTTTCCTTGTTTTTTTCTTTCTTCGGCTTTCTTCTGTAATCTTAGAAATGCATCATCTACATTTTTAGCTAATCTTTGGAATTCTTTATCCCCTTTTAAGCTTTTAGCTAATCCTTTTGCAAACAATCTTTCTATAAATCCTTCAGATATATTCCATTTTTTAGATATGGCTTTTTTAACCTGTTGTTTTTGTTCGTTTGTGAGTTTCATATGTTTGTTCCCATTTATACTCTTATAAATATAAGACATAAAAAAAGTGAGGAATTTTACTTCCTCACATTTACATTTGGTCCTTGTGGTGATGAACTCTGAGATTTATTACTATTCTTCATTTGTTTAGCTTCTTCCTCTTTTGCCTTAGAAAGCTCATTATAATAGAAATTTCTTATGTGTATTGGTAACCTATAAACTCCTTCTTGAGTAAATCCATTTCCATAGTAACATAATTCAAAAATCTGTTTATGAAGAATCGAAGAGTAATTAATCGGTAGGCCAAAAAAACCCCACACCCATTGGAATGGGTTTCACCTCTCTCTCACCAGAATTTGGGTTAATCCAATCGAATTCCATATTAATATCAGGTTGATGTTCCCTAACAGTTTCTCGGAATGCTCTTGTATCTCTCGTTAAGAAAGCATTATTTATAAATTTATTGATTGTGTTAACATCAGTTTCTCCATCAACTGAAGTAATCATATATCGATACCTCGTTGTTAATTCAGAGGATGCACCATCTTTGTTTAGTCTTGCAATTGCTCTAATATCAGCTTCTACTGCCTTTTCATCTCCATGTGTAAGTAATTTCCATTCAAGATTTACACCAGTTGAAGTAGTAAATGTATAATTATTTTCTACATTTATATTATCAAGATTTGTTTCTTTAGTTTGTACTTTTGATAAATCAACTTCTGTTTCATGTGCTTCACCCATTTCATCTTGAATTTGAACCCTATATTTAGAACCATATCCTAAGATACGAGCTGCTAACATTATAGCGTTTTTATCCCCTAGTATAATATCATCGATATTAACCTTCTTATCTACTATAATTGATTCAAATAACTTATCAAGTACCACCCCCTTTCGAATAAGATTCTGTGAAGCAAGAATTTCTTCTTCTTTCGCAGTCATGTATTTAATTTCAAGTTCTCCTGAAGAAAGGGGATTATCTTCTGGGTAACATTTACCTTGTGATGGTAATGATATCACTTCGGTAGGAAAATCGTAATTTGCCATATAACTTTTATTTTAATTGTTCGTATATAAATATATAACTTTTAAAAAATTAGAAATAAGACACAAAAAAAGTTCTCACTAAGAGAACTTTTTTCTTCATTATAAAAATATTTTGGAGGTAATATTAGAATTCTAAAATTGCGTAATCATACGATAGTGTCAATGTGATTTCGGCAGGGTCATTAGAAGACCAATCTAAATCATTAAACACAGCGTTGTTGATAAATGCACCCTTAAGAGTCCATTGTTCAATTTTATCACCTACTGGTCCTAACATATAAACTTGGAGGTCTTTCTTATAGAAATCCGCATACCCATCTCTACCTGTTATTGATTCGTGTGATGTTCTAACCCATTCCATTACAGCTTGTGCTCCACTTGGAACAATTGGGTCATATAGAGTAATCTCTACATCTTGCCATTCACCTTTACCTTTTAATTTTCTCTTGACGTTTATGTGGTCAAGTGTAACAGTTTCAAATGATATTGAAGGTCTGTTTGCTGTTTTTATCAGATATGAAGGAATACCATCTATCTCCATGATGAATCTGTTCTTCATCTTTGGTTCAAAGTTGGTGTAGAACATATCGTTAAATTCTAATACTTCTGCCATTTTGTTTTTCTCCTATTATATTCTATTATAAATATAGTTTACTTTTATTTTTAATTAATTATGCCGAGAACGATGCTCCTGTCGGTAAGATGTTGAAATCTAACACGATGAATTCAGCAGTTTTTGTTGGTTGTAAGAAAATCTGTCCAGCCAATATATTTCTGTCGATAACATCTGGTGTGTTATTACTTTCGTCCATCACTACTCTAAAAGCGTAAAGTCCTTGTCTTTGTTGTATTCCTTCTAAATAAGGATTAACAGTGTTTAAGAATCTACCTCTTGTTGAAGCGGTGTTCTGTTCGAATACTAAGTATCTTGAAGTTGAAGCAATATACTTCTTAACTTTAATCATTAATCTTCTTACGTTAATTCTATCTAAAGCAGATGCTCTATCTTGTAAAGTTTTCTGTCCAAATGCTACAATACCTTCTCCAGGGAAAGATGCGATTGGATTTACTTTTCCTTCATATAAAGTATCTCTTTCAGCGTGTGTTAATCTATTCAATACAGATATTGCTCCTACAATACCACCTCTGTTTAAACCAGCTGGTGCAAACCACTCAGCGGCAACAGCATCATTGGCTGCATATATTCCAGGCATCAATACTGATGGTGGAACAGATGTTAATCTATTCGTTCTTGAATCGATTGTTTTAACCCATGGGTAGTAAGTACCTACATAGTTACTATCTAAGTTACCTGCTTGTTCAATTGCTTGTGAAATAGTATCTGATGTTACGTTTCCATTAGATGAATTGTAAGTTACCCCTACAACATCTCCAATGAAGAATGCATCTTCTCTAGCTTCACACATATCAACTACTTTATCAAATACATATGAGTGATGTCTTCTTACAATACCAGGTACTGATACTAAGTTGATATCAAAATCATCTGGATTAGATACTGAGTTAATTGCTTTTATATAAGCAACCGAACCACTTGCAGCTGAAGTTGAACAATTAAATCCTTGTTGGTTACCACTACCATAGTTTGCAGATGAACCAGCAAGTGCTATTTCAGTAGTTGGTGATACACCATCAAATCCACCTTGGAATCCAACGATGAATTGTCTTTTATTAATATCAACAGCGGCTGAACCAGTCAATTCGAAACCGAATGAGTGTTCGCTACCATCTGCGATTGTTACACTATCATCAAATGCAAATACAGTATTTGAACCATTACCGGCTCCAACTGGAATTGGTGATAAGAAATGTGCGTTCTGAATTTTAACAGTACCAGTCTCTAAATCAATTCCACTAAATTGTACACCATTTGATGCACTATTATCTTTAGAATCAATTGAGAATATTACACCAGGTGTAATACTATCTGAACCACTTAGTGGTGATGAGTATTTTGCGTGTCCAAATGGTCCTGCAGTTACAGGGAATGAACCTTCAACTTTACAGTCTACTCTTACATACTTAGAACGATTTACATAATCTCCGTTTTCTGTTTGTTTTCCGTTTGCATCAATTACAACGTTTCTATCACCTATTACTTTCTTAATGTAATTTGGTGATGCAGGGTCTAAATTAAGATTACTAAACGTTTCTAAAATTACTGGTCTCTTATTTGTATCAGAGTATCCTCTAATTGCAATTGAGAAAGTTGCGTAATCAGTAGAATTGTTTGAACCAGCTGCTTTTACGTTGAATACTGCTATTTTAAATTCTTTGTTATAGTTTCCACCATCTCCAGTAGTATGAAATCTAAATAAATCACTTCTTTCACCGGAAATCAACTGAGATTGTATCCAAGGAGTGGAAGCGTGTTGAATATCTTGTGTGAATTCTTGATTACCTAATTCAATTAATGTTACTGATGAACCACTTAGGAAGTTGTTTGTACAATCTCCAGCTGCTTTTTCAAAGTATTTGTTTACATATACATTCTTATTTCCTCTAGCAGATTCACCAAATACGTCAGATATATCATTTCCTGCACTTGGTAGTACAGATGCTGATATACCAGTTCCGATTTCCGAACCGCTGATTGAGAATGCTGATGCTGATGCTTCTGATTCTATTAGTAAAGATGATGCTTCACCATCGCCAATTACTCCATCTCCATCTAGTACTCCGATTGCAGTAGAGTGTAAAACTCCAATTAGTTTTTGTCCTCCTTCTGCAGAAGAACCACTAACTACGATACCAGCTGCTCTAGTCTGTGTATAACCACCTACTTGACCAACTCTTACGATTGTTACTGTTCCTGCTTCTCTTAAATAATTTTGTACGGTATATCCTGTATAGTATGAACCATTAGGTGTGCCGAATATTTCTTCAAATTCTGATTGTGTACTAACAACGGTTGGTACGAATGCAGGCCCTTTTTGGAAAGGTCCAATTACAGCTGCTCCGATTTCTCCAATCCCTTGTGCTAGGAAAGAAAGGTCATTTTCTCTCGTAAATACACCAGGTGATACAATTTTTTCTGCCATTTTTTATTACTCCTTGTTATGTTATTTGTGTAATGATACACATATAAATATAAATTAACTTTTCAAAAGAACTATTTTTGTTCTTTATCTTTTTTCTTTGGTTGTTCAGTTGGTGTGAAAACGTTAGTTGTTGGTTCATAATTACCATCACCATACTTTTCATTTAACCCTTTAAACATATTCTGTTCTTCTAATTGTAAATTTGAATGTTGATTTAATAATTCTCCTTCAAGTGTTTCTATTTCATCAACTCTTCTTTTCTTTTCAATTGATAGTTGTCCCAATTTTGTAAAAATGTTTGCAACATCTTGTCTTAATTGGTCTAATGATGCTACCTCATCGTTTGTAAACTTAATTTCTTTTGCCATTTTGTTATTTTTAATAAAACCATTTCGATATATATAAATATAAAGTTTTTACTAAAACGTATTTTTTATGCAGTAAATGTTAGAGTTTTGTAACCAGATTTTAAACCATGGTCAATTGCTCTTACTCTTGCATAATATGTAGTACCACTTGTAGTTGCATTTACAACATTTAGTGAAGTACCACTATATTCGGTAAAATTAAATACCATAGTACCAGTGAAACCAGAGTTTGTATTTACTTGTACATCATACGCAGTAATACCACCTGTACCACTTTCACTACCCTCAGTCCAATTTAACATTTTTTCTGTACTATTATCGATACTATATGTTAATGTAGCTGGAGTTCCAGGATTACCTAAATCTGAATGAGAATTTCCTCCCTTGTTGTGAGATATAAATCCATTAGCTAAATAGGTATCAGGTGAACTTACATCAAGTGATACTATTTCAGTAATTTCATTGTTTACATTTACACTTGTTATTTCTACTTCAGAACCATCATGTCTTATTAATAAATCACCTTCTGTTATAGTACCAAGTGTTTTAAATAATAAATTATTATTTCTTTTAACTAACATTGGGTGTTCTGATGTACCTACTATCGTTCCTTCGTTAATATCATACGTTCTTTCAGAAAATGAGAAAACTACATCTTGTACAATTACTTCTGTTTCATCGATGG